GCCATGGCTTCGATAGGGAACAAGTCATAGAGACGACGCGTAATTCCAGTTTCGTACTGGAACTTATTGGTCGAACAGGCGTATCTCGACGGTAGTAGTGTCGTTGCGCCTGGGCCCCAATTGGCCATCGATATCAAGTCTGGATAACAAAACTCGCCAAGGATACTATCAATTTTACGTATGACTGCGTTATGCAGCCACACGACGCGACCCTTGAATAAGGGGTCCGTAGATAGGTCCAAGAAGCGACGATTCGTAGACTTACAGGAGAATTCGAATCTTTCGAACTTCTCCAGCGCTACAGCCTTCTTGTCTATGCCGGTATTCAAAAATTCGGCTTTTGACAGAAAGATGTGCGCCGCGTAAGCATCCCTAAGCTCCACCATTGAATTATAATGGAGTGGATCGAACCCTAATTTCGCAAGCTGCGCATGCTCACCAGAGTGGTAGAGCATACTCGCAGCCAGGGATTTCGGACAATCAAGGGATTCCAGATAAGAGGAGATGGCACCGGTAGTTATCGCCGGAGAAACGCGGTACCGCGCGAGCTGTTTTACTAACTCGCGATCACGCTTAGCATTAGACATGATAAACCTCCAGAGTTCTTACAACCCGTTAGTAAGGCGGATCGTAATTGGCCACCGCACCAATGACCGGAGACCCCGTTGAATCTGTGGGGACCGCATCACTGGCTTGGATGGTCGTCGCGAAGAGCGACCGCACATAGCTGAGCAAAGACTGACGCTCAGCCAGGGTCGATCGATCAGGCAACAAGAACTCCATGATGCATTGATTAGTGTAGGCCACCATAGCCGCCGGCACCACGCCGGTAGCAGTGGAGGCTGTCACGGTTTCAAGCACCGGGAGGCCCAGTTTTATCGTCACACGGTACACCCGGCTCGCCTTGGTAGGCGCCCGGACGGACATTGTGAAGAAAGGGAAACCGATCGAAATTCCTCCCGACCGATCCACCCACCGCGAAACCCCTGGAGCAATAAAACCTTCGGGGCTAAACGTTTTGTCGACACCAACCGTCGCCGAGGTAGTAGATTCCACGGTTCCGATCAATGAAGACAGCTTCACATCGGCTCTTTGAGCCATAGTGATGTTCCTTTATTTCAAACAAAGATCAGCAACCTACTCGACTACGCAAAAGCAGCGCGAAGCAGCGCTAAACCATTGAGAGCGTGAGTGACGGTAAGCGGGTTCTTGAAGTGAGGCCGAGTTAAGCTGGGGAAGCTATAAAGCTTCATCCGGTTCACTTGGATATACTCCCTCCAATATCTGCTTTTAAAGTCCCACGTTGTCTTTGGATTCGGCGGAGATGCATACGCTGGATACTGCCCGTTATAGTCGTGCACTGACAAAGTGTACTGCTTAGTGATGTTGGTTTCAAACCCATCAACAAGGCTTAATCCGTCAAACGCAGACAGCGTTTCGAGATACGGGCCTATGGGAATGAACCAGTCCACCACGAAGCTATACGGAAGCACTTCCCACAGTAGGTTTATGGGATTTGTAAAGCCGGTTTGGGCCAGAAATTGCACAAAGTTACTGTCGATGGAGTACCGCATGCCTATGGTACAGTTTGTGTACGTAGTCACCATTCGGTAACCCGTCTTCTGATACCACTGACTTGTAGTTCCAAGTTCAGTTACAGTGTGTGTCTTCCACTTGCCCGTACCGCGCGCGGTTCTCACGACATTGGGTGAATATATCTGGGCATTTGCCAGACTCCTCAATGCCTCGTGTATATCCATCAGGAGCGGTTTCCAGCCGTATTGAAGAGCAAGCCAATTTTCAGCTACGCTCTTCCACGGCTGGGGTTCCGACCCTTTTGGGGTGACACGATAGCCAAGTCCCCTACTTCTCACCGAAGGCGTCGAAAGAACACGCCAGGCGTCCTTGAAGCGGTGTCCCTTCACATGTCGAATGCTACTCGCCAACCGATGGGCAGAATCGCCTATCATGTTGGTAAGCTGCCCGACCTGTGCAAGATCCTGCGCAAGGTTGCCACCCATGCCAAATTCGGCACGGGAGATGAGGTTCGAGACTGCTTGATCGTGGGCCTGTACAGCATGTACAGGAGCCGCTGGGACCTGAGTCCAATTGGAGGCCGGAGCGTAAGCTCTGGAGTTCCAAGGGGGATACGAACAGCTCCTTAAATCATGAGCCATCGGATCCTCAACCTTTATCAAG